GGCACCCCGATCTGGTCGATAGCCTGTTCCTGGTACGGAACGGGGTGCCGTTCGATGTCGCATTCAGCCTCGATCCTGACGAGCGCACCGCGTGGGTGGTCGTGCTCGGCACCATGGACGGCGGCCGCTTCGACTTCAACACGCAACGATGGGAGGCCAGGGCGTGAGCGAATCGGAGTCCGCGCGGACCCGTCCGACCGACCCGGCCGACGACGCGGCGGCGATCGGCGCGGCGCTGCTGCTGGTTGACCGGCTGGAGGCGGTGGCGGTGGCGGCCGCGCAACTGGCCGCCCTGGCCGCCGCCGCCGCGCCGATGGCGCCGCCGCCGATGCCGCCGGCGGCCGAGGCGACCGCCGCGGGCCGGCCGGCGGGGGACCCCTGGCCCGCCGCCGAGGCCGCGCCCGCCACGCCGTCCGCGCGCGGTGCCCCCGTCGGGTCGCCCTCCGTGCCCGGGCCGGCCGCGCCGGGTTCGACGGCGGCGCCGGTGGTGTCATCGCCGCGACCCGCGCCGATCCTGGTGCGCGCGCCGCCGGCGGCCGTCGTGGCATCGCCCGCCGCGTCCGCCGAGTTCGGGACCCACGGGGGGCGACGTCTACTTGGACGGGATGCGGGTGGGCCGCTGGCTGTCCGACACGCTGGCGCGCGAGGCCGGCGGCCCCGCGACCGGCGGCACTGGTTTCGACCCGCGCCTCGGCCCGACCTGGCCCGGCGCCTTGCAGGGCAACGGCGGATGAGCGGCTTGACATTGGGCCCCGTGGTCTTCGAGGCGTTCGAGGTGCCGGGCCGCATCGCCTTCGGCGGCCGCCAGCGGCTCGCGGTGCACGCCCTGCCCGGCGGCGCGCGCATCGTCGACGCCATGGGCCGCGACGACGCGCCGGTGGCCTGGGCCGGCGTGTTCACCGGCTCGACCGCCGGCGAGCGGGTCCGCCTGCTCGACCTGCTGCGCGTCCAGGGGCAGCCCTTGTCGCTGGTGTGGGACGAGTTCGTCTACGACGTGGTCATCGCCAGCCTCGACGCCCGGTTCGAGCGGTCCAATTGGATCCCGTATCGGATCTCCTGCGTGGTCCTGTCCGATCTCGCGGTGCCGGATCAGCTCGTGCTGTCGCTGACCGCCGACCTCCTCGCCGACCTGGCGAGCGCCGCGCTCTACCCGGGTGTCGACCTGTCGGCTGCCTCCGCCGCCGTGACCGTTGCGGGCGCGACCACGCTGGGCACCCAGGCCCACGGTCAGTCGCAGGTCGCGCTGGCGGCGGCCGCGGCGCAGGCGTCCAGCCTGCGCGATGCCGCCGGCGTGGCGCTCGGGACCGCGCGGACGGTGGCACAGGCGGCCGCCGCCGCCGGACAGATGGCGCGGGCCGCCGCCTCGGTCGGCTATCTGCGGCGCGCCGCGGGCAATCTGGCGCGGGCCGGAACCTGACGACAGCGGGAGCAAGCTCATGCAAAGCATCACCGTCGCTGGTGGCGATCTTTTTCATCTCGCGGCGCGGTATCTGCTGGACGCCACCCAGTGGAACCGCATCGCCCAGCTCAACGGGCTGTCGGATCCGGTGCTGTCGGGTGTGGTGACGCTGTTGATCCCGGACGTCGACGCGTCGGCGGGGGGCGGTATTGCCAGTCAGTGAGGTCCGCGCCCCGAGCCTGCTCGTGCTGGCGGACGGGGCGCCGATACGGGGGGCGTTCGCGGCACAGGTCACCAGCACCAACCACTACGGTGCCGACCGTTTCCGGGTCAGCCTCGCGCTGAGCGCGGATCCGGCCATGGGCGCGGCGTTCTGGTCCGCCACCGGCGACGTGTCGATCGAGATACAGGCGGCGGTCGACGGCACGGCGGCCAGCCTGATCCAGGGGCTGGTCGACCGCGTCGACATCGACCCGATCCACGGCGTCGCGCACCTCGCCGGACGGGACCGGACCGCCGCGCTGATCGAGGCGCGCACGCAGGAGACCTTCGCCAACCAAACCTCGAGCGAGATCGCGGTGCTGCTGGCGGGCCGGCACGGTCTGGCTGCCTCGGTCACCCCGACCACCACGCCGGTGGGGCGCTATTGGCAGCTGGAGCACGATCGCATCACGCTCAATCAGTTCAGCCGCGCCACCACGGAATGGGACCTGCTGATCGGCTTGGCCGGGCGCGAGGGGTTCGATGTCTGGGTCTCCGGCAGCGTGCTGTACTTCAACCCACCCGCGATCGTTCCGGTGATCGGCGCCGTGCTGCGCCCGACCTGGACCCTGAACGGCCCGGCGACGGTGACCGATCTGCGGCTGGAGCGGTCGCTGACGCTGGCGCGCGACATCGTGGTGGAGGTGAAAAGCTGGAACAGCCGCATGGCGCGCAATTTCCAGCAGACGGTTCAGGCCACGCGAGGCGGCGGGAGCACCGGCGCGGCGCAGCGTTATGTCTATGTCGTGCCGGACCTCACGCCGGACGCGGCCCTGCAACTGGCGCAACAGCGGCTGCGTGAACTGACCCTGCACGAGCGGGTCGTCAACGCCGAGATGCCGGGCGACGTCACCCTCGATCCACGCGACATGGTCCGCGTCGAGGGCACCGGCGGCGCGTTCGACCAGGACTATTTCGTCGACACGATCGAGCGTTCGATCGATCCCCGCGGCTTTCGCCAGAACGTGCGGGCCCGCAACGTTTCCCCTGGTGTCGAGGTGCAGTGATGCAACGCTTTCTGAACGCGGTGAAGGCGCAGGCGGCGGCGCTGGACCACGCCGCCGGACAGCCCCGGTTCGGTACCGTGACCAGTGTGGATCCCGCCCGCTCGGCGGCCCGGGTGACGTTGCAGCCGGAGGGCGTGGTGACCGGCTGGCTGCCCGTGCTCAGTGCCTGGGTCGGCGCCGGCTGGGGCATGGCCTGTCCGCCGTCGCCGGGCGATCAGGTGATGGTGCTGGCGCGGGAGGGTCAGAGCGACAGTGGGGTCATCGTCGGCCGCGCCTGGAGCGATCAGGCCCGCGCCGTCGCGCCGCCGGTGGGCGAGCTGTGGCTGGTGCACGCGAGCGGCAGCTTCGTGAAGCTGGTGGGCGACGGGACGATACGGATCCAGGGCGACCTGCATGTCCAGGGCGACGTCTACGACAGCCACGGCAGCCTGGATCGGTTGCGCCGCGCCTATAACGGCCACGACCACGGCAACGTTCAGAACGGCGGCGGTGTCACCACCGCGACTCTTGAACCGGATCCGGAGTAGGCCATGGCCGATCTGTGGCATCAGTTCGGTTCGGACCTTCTGCTGGGGCCGACCGGCGACCTCGCGACCGCCGACGGCACGACCCTGACGCAGCAACGGGTGTTGCGCCGGCTGCTGACGAACCTCGGCGACTACATCTGGCAGCTCAGCTATGGCGCAGGGCTGGCGTGGTTCGTTGGTCAGCCAGCGTCGGTGGCGAGCATCGGCGGCGTCATCCGCGCGCAGATGCTGCGCGAGGCGACGGTGGCGCGGACCCCCGAGCCGACGGTCGCGGTGCAGGCCGGCGCCACCGGGGAGGTCTACGTCACCGTCAGCTACGCCGATGCCGCCAGCGGCGCCACCCAGGTGCTGAGCTTCCAGCTCGGAGAGTCATGATGCTGTTGCCGTTACAGAATTTCACCACGCTGGTTGGCAACGCCGTGGCCGCCGTCCAGGGCTCGGCGGCGCAACTGCTCGATCTGACGGTCGGCAGCACGCTGCGGGCGGTGCTGGAGGCGAATGCGAGCCTCGCGCTGTGGCTGCAATGGCTGATCGTGCAGGTGTTGCAGATGACCCGGGCCGCCACCAGCGTCGGTCCGGATCTCGACACGTGGGTGGGCGACTTCTCGCTGACCCGTCTGCCGGCGGTGGCGGCCGCCGGTCAGGTGACCCTGGCGCGGTTCGTCGCGACGGCGGCGGCCAGTGTCGCGCCAGGCGTCGCGGTGCGCACCGGCGATGGCCTGCAAACCTTCACGATCACCGCCGACCCGACCAATCCCGCCTGGCAGGCGGCGTCCTCGACCTATGTGCTGGCGGCCGGGGTGGCCGCGATCACGGTGCCGGTGCAAGCCGTCACCGCCGGTGCCGCCGGCGACGTGCAGCCGGGCGCCATTTCGCTGATCGCGGCGGCGGTCCCGGGTGTCGATACGGTTACCAATGCCGCGCCGCTGGCCGGTGGCGTCGACGCCGAGAGCGATGCCGCCCTGCGGGCGCGGTTTCAGACCTTCCTGGCCACGCTGTCGCGGGCCACGCCGTTGGCGATCGGCTCGGCGGTGCAGGCGACGCGCCAGGGCCTGACCTGGACGCTCGTCGAGAACGTGGCAACGGATGGCTCGTCGCGACCGGGAGGCTTCATCGTCACGGTGGACGACGGGACCGGTCAGCCGTCCGCCGCGACGCTGCAAGCCGCGGCGGCCGCGATCGAGGCGACCCGCCCGGTCGGCACCACCTACGCCGTGCGGCCGCCGGCCATCGTCTCGGTTTCGGTCGAACTCGCCGTCATCGTCGGCGCCGCCGCGTCCCACGCCACGGTCGCGGCCAATGTCGCGCAGGCGCTGACCACGTATGTGGATGGCCTGGCGGTGGGCGCCGCGCTGTCCTACTCGCGGCTGGTGCAGGTCGCCTACAACGCCGACCCCAACGTGACCAATGTGCTGGGTGTTTTGGTCAACGGCGGCACCGCCGATATCGCCGCCGGCAGCGAGGGCGTCATCAAGCTCGCCAGCGCGCAGGTGAACTGACGTGACCGGCGATCCGTCCGACATGCTGTCCCGGCTGCGCGCGGCGCTGCCGGCGCGGTGGTTCCCCGACGTGGCGCCGTTGCTGGACGGTCTGCTGTCCGGCCTGGCGCAGGCGGCGGCGACATCCTACTCGCTGGTGCAATATGCCCGGCAGCAGGCGCGGATCACCACCGCCACCGGGCTGTGGCTGGATCTGATCGCGACCGACTGTTTCGGCATCCGTCTCCAGCGGCGGGCCGGCGAGGCCGACACGCCGTTCCGCGCGCGCATTCAGCTCGAGCTGCTGCGACCCCGCGCCACCCGTGCGGCGCTGAGCCAGCAACTGCTCGATCTGACCGGGACGGCGCCCTGGATCTTCGAGCCCTCGCGTCCCGCCGACACCGGCGCCTGGGGCGGCGGGAGCGGTGGCCTGGGGGTCGCCGGATATGGCGTGGCCGGCGGCTGGGGCAGTCTCGCGCTTCCGTTCCAGGTGTTCGTCGTCGCCACGCGGCCACCGGGCGCCGGCATCGCGCTGGTGCCCGGCTATGGCGGCGGGGGCTACGGCGTGGCCGGCGAATACGGCAGCCTCACGATGCTAAGCGGCGTTACCGATGCCGATATCGCCGCCACCATCGCCGCCGTCATGCCGGCCGCGACCGTCGCCTGGACCCGCATCACGGGCTGATGCCCATCGCGCGGCCGCACCTTCCCGTCCACAGGAGTTCGTTCATGGATCGGACCATCGTCTATCCCGGCAGCATTCCGCTCGACACCGACGTTCTGTCAACCAATCGCAACGTGATGATCGCGCTTGGCGCGCTGGCCGCGGCCACGCTCGGCAACGGACCGGTGGTCGACGGCCTGTCGGTGCAGCCCGGCACCGGCCTCTCCGTGACCGTCTCGCCCGGAAGCGTCATCAACTACGGGCCGGTCGATCAGGGCGCCTACGGCTCGCTGGCGGCCGATGTCAGCGACGGTCTGGTCAAAATGGGCATCAATATCGCCGCGGTGACGTTGCCGCTGAGCGCTCCCGCCGGCGCCGGGGCGGTGGTGACGTTTCTGATCCAGGCGACGTTTCAGGAGCTCGACGTCAATCCGGTCGTGCTGCCGTATTATAACGCGGCGAATCCGTCGCAGCCGTTCGCGGGCGCCGCCAACAACGGTCTCGCGCAGCCGACCCTGCGCTCCCAGCGTGTCGCGTTGCAGGCCAAGGCGGGCGCGCCCGGGGCCGCCGGGGCCAATCCGATCCCGACGCCGGACCCGGGCTGGATCGGCCTCGCCACGGTCACCGTGGCGAATGGCCAGACCGCCGTGGCCTCCGCCAACATCGCGGCCTATCTCCAGCCCAAGGTGCTCGGCTTCAAGCTGCCCGATCTGCGACCCGGCACCTCGCAGCGGATCGTCTATGGCTCCGCCGGGGCCGCCAGCTTCACCGTGCCGCAGGGCGTCGCGCGGCTGTTCGTCACCGTCACGGGTGGTGGCGGCGCTGGCGGCCTGCACGCCACGCTGCCGAGCGGCGGCGGCGGCGAGGGCGGCGGCGTCACCTCCTGGGTGTACGGTCTCGCGCCGGGGGCGGTGGTGCCGATCCAGGTCGGGGTCGGCGGCACCCCGCCCGCCACCCCCGGCAATGGCGGCTGGGGCGGCAGCAGCAGCTTCGGCCCCTTTCTGACCGGCACCGGCGGGCAGGGCGGCTACGGCGGCACGATCAACGCGGTGATGGCGGGTGGCTCGGGCGGCTACGGCGTGGGCGGTGAGTTGCAGACCGGGGGCAGTTGCGGCACCGATGCCATTCCCCTGGCGGCGCGTGGCGGCGATGGCGGAGGCGCCGGCAGCGGGCGCGGCACCAGCGGCTTCGTGCAGGGCACCTCCGGCACCGCGCCCGGCGCGGGCGGCGGCGGCGGCGGCGCCAGCGCGCCCAGCGGCGCCGGCGCCGGCGCCCCGGGCGGTTACGGCGCGCCGGGCATCGTCATCGTGGAGTTCTGAGACATGAGGACATACGCGCGGATCCTGAACGGCGTCGTGGTGGAGTTGTTCACCACCGCCGCCGCCATCGGCACCCTGTTCAACCCGGCGATCATCTGGGTCGACGTGACGGGGAACACGACGGTGCAGATCGGCTGGGTCCAGCAATCCGGTGGCGGGTTCGTGGCGCCACCGACGGCCACCGTGCCGACCGGCGCCGCCGTGGCGGTCGTCAGCTTGGCCAATCTCCAGGCCCAGCTCTCGGCGCTGCAGGCGGAGTTGACCGCGCTGACCAACGCCGCCGCCGGCAACCCATGACGCGAGCCCCCGGCCCGGCGTTGGAGAGAACCCCATGAGCGGAACGAACGGCACGGCCCCGTCGCGCATCTGGCAACCCAGCAGCGCGCGGCGGATTTTCCTCGACGGGTTCCTGCCGCTGCCGCGCGGCACGGTGCCGGCCGCGCCCACGCTGTTCGCGTGGCCCGCCAAGGATCCCGGCGACACGCTGGATTACGAGATCGATATCTGTCAGGCGCTGGCCGGCAACGATGCCGATTCCGTCACCTCGGTGACGGTCGCGGTCAGTCCGGTCGATACCCTGGTGGTGGGTGCCGCGACCGGGGCCGGCACCGTCGCGGTCCTGTGGCTGTCCGGCGGCGAGGCCGGCACCACCTACGCGGTGCAGGTCGTGATGACCACGGTGACCGGACGCATCCTGGCGCGCACCGTGCTGCTGCCGGTGCAGTCCCTGGCGCCGCCGGTGGTGCCGGTGCCGACCAGTTCCAGCCTGTCCGCCCTTTCGGGCGTCTCCATCACCGATGCCGCCGGCGACCCGATCCTGGTGAGTGCCTGAGCCTCGGTCACGCCCACCCGAGCTTCGTCCGACGTCGCGGCCCTTCTGGAGGCATTCATGCCGACGATCACGCAACTGCCGCAAGCCGCCAGCGTGGACCCCGCCGACCGGCTGCTGCTGGATCAGGGGGGGGTGAGCTACTCGCTGAGCACGGCGCTCCTGTTGCAAGGCACGCAGCCCCGTCTGACGCTCGCGCAGGGCTCGATGCTGGGCCGCGTGAGTCCCGGCAGCGGTGGGCCGGAGCCGGTGCTGCTGGGTGACGGGCTGCTGCTGCAGAACGGCAGCCTGCGGATCGATCCGAGCGTGTTCGCCACCACCACGGTCACGGCGCCCGGCACCGATGTCTCGACCAGTCTGGTGACGGCCGCGGGCGGCGTGACCGCGCGCAGCCTCGCCATGCGGGCCGCCGAGGTGGTGGATCCGCTCGATTTCGGGGCCGATCCGACCGGGGCGACCGACAGCGCCCCGGCCTTCGCCGCCGCCATGGCCTCGGTGCCATTGGGCGCCGCCGCCCGCCTGTTCGTCTCGCGCGGCACTTACCGCCTCGGCAGTCCGGTGAACGAACCGACCGGGCGTCGCATCGCCGTCGAGTTCGATGACGGCGCGGTGATGACCGGTCAGGGTTATCTCGCGGTGGAGCGGGTCGAGAGCCACCAGGGCGCCTTTCGCATCTCCCAAGTGTCGGGCGGCTTCGCGGGCTTCGCCTCCAGCCTTGGCAATGCCGCGAATTTGCCCTTCGACTACCAAATTCTCCAGAACACCCCGGCTAACTCGGCATCGGCCCGGGTCGGCTGGGCACGCGACTATGCCAATTCGAACCGTTACAGCAAGTACTCCGGCGGGATTGATTTCGGTGAACAGAGCCTGTTCTCCTGGCCCCGGCTGGTCGACAACACGTCGGGATGGGCGCACTGGGAGATCGTTACCGGCGCGACCTATGACGAGGATACCGGCGCGCGCGCCCAGCTCAGTGCCTCAGCGGAACACTCCGAGTTCGACGTCGTCAACAACGGGCCGGAATACGGCTGGAGCCATCAGTCCGGCGTTGCCACGCCCGTGCAGGGCATGTCGATGGACCCGTGGGGTCAGAACGGCGTCCTCGGCGGCAATATCCTATACGCGTACGGAACCGTCGGCGGCTTCGACGGCGTCGCCGGGGGGATCAATCAGCGCTGGATCAGCTACCCGGCCGTCCACAGCATCGGCAACCCGCCGGCGGTGGCGCAGGGCAGCGTGCTGACCCTCAGCCTCGATCTGACCGCGAAGGCGACGGCGGCCCTGACCGCCGGCGGTGGCGTCGCGTCGGTGTCGGTGAGCGCCGGCGGCGGCGCCTACACCAGCACGCCGAGCGTGGTGTTCGACGGCGGCGGCGGCGGCGGCGCGGCGGGCACCGCCACGCTGGTGGGGGGCGCCGTGGTGGCCGTCACCGTGACCGCCGCCGGCGCGGGTTACACGTCCGCGCCGTTCGTCACCTTCGAGGGCGGCGGCCTGCCGCCCCTGGCGACCACGACGGTCACGCTCAATCCGGATGGCGCGCATGGCGATCCCGTCAGCGTGGCGGCCGCGGTGCGGGCGGCGGCGATCCCCATGGTGTCCGCCGCGGTCACCACCTGGGGCGGCGTGGTGTCGCGTCTTGTGCTGTTCGCCACCGCGCCGGCCGATTTGGGGGTCCTGACGCTGGGCGGCACGGCGCTGGCCGGGCTCGGCATCACGCCCGGCAGCGTGACCACGCCGCGCGACGATACCGCGATCGCCTTCGGGCAGGCCGCGGGCGTCGCCGCCGGTGACCAGCTCATCATCAATGGCCGCACCGTGCTGGTCGGCGGCACCGGCGCGCCGTCCGACATCGCCGCGGCGGTCAACGCGCTCGGCATGCCCGGGGTCGCGGCCGATGTCGCCGCCGGCGGCCGCCTCGTGCTGACCGCGTGGCTGCCGCAACAGCCGTGTGGCTTGGTCCTGGCGCAACCGGCCGGCTCGACCACGCTCGCCAAGCTGGCGCTGTCGCCCGGAACGATCCTGCCGCCGACGCCGCCCAAGGCGTTCGCGACGGCCGCCGGGGAGATCGGCGCCGGGCCCTGCGCCGTCACCGACGCGATCACGATCAGCGCCACCGATCTCGCCGGGCTCACGCACGGGCCGGTGACCGTGACCCTGAACGGCGGCGCCGGCACCGGCAGCGTCGCCGATGTGGTGACGTCGCTGCGCGCCGCGCTGCAAGCCGCCGGCTGGCTCAGCGCCGGACAGGCGGCGCTGACGGCGGCGCCCGCGGTGGTGGCGGTGTTCAGCCACAACGCCGGCACCACCGCGGGCCTGGTCATCCGCAACACCGCCGGTGGAACGCTCACCCTGGCCAACGGCGCCGGCACCCCGCTCGACACGCTGGGTCTGGTCGCCGGCACCTATCAGCCGGGCGGCTATTCCCCCGGGTCGCAAACCGTCTTCCATGCCGCCCCCAACGCCATCGCGCCGCAGGGGCGGGGCGTGTTCATCGGCGGCAGCACGGTCAGCGATCCCACGGTCTGGCCGCACGCGCCGATGGAGGCGCGCGGCAGCTTCGCCCATGGCCTGCGCACCGACCGGGCGAGCTTTGGCGACGGCAACGCGCTGCTGCTCGGCGGCGGCCAGGCGATCGGCTGGGGTGTCGGCGGCCCGGCCCTGTCGGCGGCCGACGGCACCCTGACCTGCACCGCGCCGGCCCGCCTGCCGGGACTCGCGCTGACCGCGCTGCCGAGCAGTCCCGACGGGCTCCCGAGCGGATCGGTCTGGAACAACGGCGGCGTTCTCTCGATCGTCTGAAGGAGCATTCGCATGAAGCGCCTTGTGATTCTGGCGGTGCTCGCGATGGCGGGCGGCGCGCGCGGGCAGAGCCTGCCGTCGCCCCAGTTCGCCACCCCGGCGGTGGGAGACTCCTCGGCGCGCGCGGCCACCACCGCCTGGGTCCGCGCGCAGAACCTGCTGTCGGCGACGGGGGACCTGTCGCGGGCCACGGCGACGGCCACCGGCGCCAGCAGCCCGCGGACCCTCGCGGCCCGGGCGGCGGACGTGTTCAACGTGTTGGATTACGGCGCGGTCGCCGACGGCACCACCGACATCGGCCCCGCGCTGACCGCGATCGCCGCCAAGCTCGGCAGCACCGCCACCTCCAACGTGATCTATTTCCCCGCCGGGTCGTATCGGCTGGCGACACCGGTGACGTTCAGCGGCGTCGCCCCGATCCTGCAGGGCCAGGGGTTCGCGCAGGGCCCGTTCCAGACCGGTTGGACCGGTACATGGATCAAGGTGGACACCGCCGGCGTGACCCCGATCACCTTCTCCGGCACCAACGCGCGCGGCGCGCGGGTGCGCGATCTGGCGTTCTACGAGGTGCATCCCACGCCGGCGGCCGGCTGGGCGCCCAATCCCAACGACTATGTCGTCCGGGTCCTGAACGCGCTGGGCGAGGTCAGTTTTGACAACGTCCTGTTCGCCGGCGTCAACAAGGGCATCTACGCCGACAACTCCGGCCGGCTGGCGATCAAGGACGTGCAGGGGCAGTTCTACACGACCGGCATCGAGATCGATGACTGTTACGACATACCGCGCATCGATCGGCTGCACGCCTGGACCTTCGCGACCAGCAGCCCGTTCGTCGTGGCCTATCAGGAGGCGCACGCCGACACCCTGCTGCTGCGCCGGGTCGACGGCATCTTCATCGGCGACCTGTTCACCCTGGGAATGTATTCGGCGATCCACCTGAGCCACGGCGTCAACGGGGTCACGACCAAGGCGTACGTCAACAACCTGTACGCCGACTTCGTCAATTACGGCATTCTGGTGGATGGCGCCGGCTCGGATTTTCAGGTCGCCAACATGACGACCCAGAACAACGACCAGACCAATTCCGGGACGACCCTGCCGAACGGCTACGGCGTCTGGATCAACACCACCGGCGTCACCGGCCAGATCGGCAATCTGTATTCCAAACTGACCGCCGGTCCCGCCGTCGAGGTCGACGGCAATTCCAACCGGATCAACATCGCCAATCTGCGGGCCAACACCTACGGCACGCCGGGCGCCGGGACGCCCGCGGTCAACGTGGCCGACACCGGCGCCAACCCAAGCAATCAGGTCTATGTCGGCAACAAGGAGCAGCTTCAGGGCACCGCCCCGCTGGTCCTGTTCAACGGCGGCGGCAACGGTGGCCGCGAGCGCTTCGTCATGATGAACGACGTCGGCGGCGCCAACCCGAACGAGGCCAGGGCCTACAGCGCGGTTCCCGGCAACGCGCCGCAGCTCGCCGCGATCGGCGGCGACGCCAACATCGACCTTTATCTGAACGGCAAGGGCACCTCCGGCGTCCGGCTGCAATCGTCCGGGCAGACCGTGCTGCGGGCCGACAACCTCAACGCCAGCACCAACGACTTCCTGCTGCGCGGCGGGAGCGGCACGATGAACTGGATCGCCGAGGGCGGTGACGCCGACATCGACGTCTATCTGACCCCGAAGGGCCCCACCGGCGGGGTGCGGCTGCAGGCGGCCGGCGACACCGTCCTGCGCGTCGATAACCCGACCGCCAGCGGGGACGACCTGCTGATGCGGGGTGGCGCCGCCACGATGACCCTGCTGCCGGAGGGGGCGGAGGCGGCGATCGACCTGTATCTGGACGCCAAGGCGGCCGGCTCGGTGCGGCTTCAGGCCAATGGCGGCACCGTGCTGCGGGTCGACAATCCGGCGCCCGGGACCTCGGACCTGCTCGTGCGCGCCGGCTCCGCCACGCTGGCGCTCACCGTGGAGGATCCGGCCAGCAGCGCCAACCTGGTCCTGAACCCCAAGGGCGCCGGGTTGGTGTCCACCGCCAACTGTCCGCCGAGCACGGACAATTCCAGCAATCTCGCCTGCACCAGCTGGGTGCGCAGCTGGGTCCTGGCGCAGGGCTTCGCCGCCGGCATCACCGCGCTGACCGGCGATGTGAGCGCGAGCGGCACCGGCTCGGTCGCCGCCTCCCTCGCCAGCGTCGGGACCGCGGGCACGGTGGGTGACGCGACGCATATCGCTCAGGTCACCACCGACGCGAAGGGGCGGGTCACCGCCGACAGCCCCGTTGCCATCGCCTTTCCGGTCAGCAGCGTGGCCGGGCGCGGCGGCGCCGTGGCCTTGACCTTGGCGGACATCGCCGGCCTGGGGCCGCTGGCCGCGCAATCGCTGCCGTCGCAGACGGTGGTCGGCACCACCCCCACCGGCGCGCTTGTCGCCGCGGCGTCCCAGGGGACCGGCGGCAAGGTGCAGTTGTCGACCGGCGGCACCACGGCCGGGCACTGTGTCGAGTATGACGCGAGCGGCAACACGATCGACGCGGGCGCCGCCTGCGGCACGGGGGGCGGCGGCGGCATCACCGCCCTGACCGGTGACGTCACCGCCAGCGGCGCCGGGTCCGTCGCCGCCACGCTGGCCGGCGTCGGCACGGCGGGCACCTACACAAAGGTCACCACCGACGCCAAGGGTCGGGTCGTCACCGGCGGCGGCCTGATCGCGGCCGATATCACCGCGGCGCTCGGCTTCACGCCGCTTCCGTCCGGCTCGCCCACGGCGGCCGGGACGCTCACCGTGAGCGGGGTCAACAGCCTGGGCTTGTCGGGCGCCACCACCGGCGCGGCGCCGACCATCGCGGCGGCGGGCGGCGACGCCTCGGTGGACCTGGCCTTGGCGGCGGCCGGCCCGTCCGGCAGCGCCCGGCTGCTGGCGAACGGCGCGACCGTCCTGCGCGTCGCCAATCCCGGCGCTGGCAACAGCGATATCCTGGTGCAGTCGGGCAGCGCGATCGCCTCGCTGTCGGTGGAAAGCTCCGCCACCGCCGCGGGTCTCGCGCTGGTGCCGAAGGGGGCCGGCGTGGTGACCGCGCCGACCGCCGCCGCCTCCGACAACTCGACCACGGTCGCCACCACCGCGTTCGTGCGCTCGGTCGGCTACGCGCCGGCGGCGGCGCCGTCGCTGAGCGGCACCACGACCATCAGCGGCACCAACAGCATCACCCTGGCGGGCGCCACCACCGGCAACGGTCCGGTGATCGCCGCCGTCGGCGGCGACAGCGCGGTGGACCTGAACCTGACCTCGCTCGGGACCGGGTCCGTGCGCATCAAGAGCAACGGCGTCAACGTCATCCGCACCGACAGCCCCGGCCCCGGCACCTCCGACCTGTTGGTCCGCTCCGGCGCGGGCACCGTCGCGCTGACGCTCGAGGACCCCGGCGCCAATGCCAGCCTGACCATCAATCCGAAGGGCACCGGCGTGGTGAACGTGCCCACGGCCGCCACGTCGAGCAACGGCACCACGGCGGCCAGCACCGCCTTCGTCCGCTCGGTCCTGCCCTGCGTGCAGCCACAGGCGGGCCGCGCCTATGCCCCGCCCGGCGGCTCGCCCGCCACGCTCCCGCTGCCCAACTCCGCCACCGTGCAGGCGGTGTACGCGCTGCCGATCGTTCTCTGCGGCAGCCGGCAGATGACCGCGCTGGCCTTCGAGATCACCACGGCGACCAGCGCCGCGTTTTCCGCGCGCATGGCGCTCTACGCCGACAGCGCGGGTCAGCCGAGCGGCGCGCCGCTCGCCGACACCGGCACGATGACCATCGCCGCGAACGCCACCGGCGCCCAGATCGGCGCCATCAGCGGCGGCCCGACGCTGCAGCCCGGCGTCTACTGGGTGACGTTCCAGAGCAGCTACGTCACCGCGCCGGCGACCGTCCGGGCGATCAGCGTCGCCTCGCCCGGCGGGATGACCACGGCGCTCGGCTACAGCCTCGCCGCCGGAGCCGCGATCGCCGTGACCGCCGACCTCTATCAGAACGGCACGTTCGGGGCGCCGCCGAATCCGTTCGGCACCCCCACCGGCTACGGCTCCGCCAACGCCCCGATGGTCTGGGTGCAGTTCTGAGCGCCAGGCCCCCGCATGCCGTCCATCCATAAGGAGGTCCCATGGCCGACGACCTGGCCCCGCTCTCGTTCTACGAGCGCATCGCGCGGCTGGAGGAACGGATGGGCAGCCTGATCGCGCTGCTCGACGAAATCCGCCGCGATCAGCGCGATCTGGCCGACACCGTGGCGCGCGCGTCCGGCGGGATGCGGATGCTGCTGCTGCTGGGCGGCCTCGCCGGGCTGGCCGGGGCGCTGCATGCCCTGTCCGGGTGGGCGGCCAGTCTGGTGGGCCGCGTCCCCGGCGGTGGCGCATGACCGGCGTCTTCGACCAGGCGTTCGAGGTGGTGGTCGGCCATGAGGGGGGCTTCGATGCCACCCAGGCCGATCCGGGCAACTGGACCTCCGGCGTGGTGGGCGTCGGGCGGCTGGCGGGAACCAAGTACGGCGTGAGCGCCGCCGCCTATCCCGACGTCGCGATCGCCGATCTGACGCTGGACGGGGCGCGCGCGATCTTTCGGCGCGACTACTGGGATCCGGTGCGCGGGGACGACCTGCCGCCGTCGCTCGCCCTGCTGGTGTTCGACTGCGCCGTGAACAACGGCGTGAGCACGGCCGCGCGATGGCTCCAATCCGCCGTGGGCAGCGATACCGACGGCGCCATTGGTCCGCTGACCCTGCGGGCGGTGGCCGCCGCGACCCAGTCGGGCGGGGTCGCCCCGCTCTGCGCTCATTTCCACGCCAAGCGGATTTTCTTCATGGCCTGTCTGCCGAGCTGGCGCGTCTTCGGGCGCGGCTGGTCCGAGCGGCTGAGCCTTCTTCCGTATCAATCTCTGACGATGGGATCGTGACATGCTGCATGTCGTGACGGCGTATTCCAATCCAATGCGGAGTCGCAACAGAGAGGCGTTGCATCGCCGTTTTGTGGATCACATGCTCAAAAGCGGCGTGGATCTCACCGTCGTGGAATGCGCCTTCGGAAATCTTCCGCACGCGATGGGGGACCCGCGGGTCCGTCACGTCCCGGTGCGGGCGCGCGCCCTGAGTTGGACCAAGGAGAACCTGATCAATCTCGGGATCGCGCGGCTTCCGGCTGACTGGAATTACGTGGCGTGGATCGACGGCGACGTCACGTTCCGGCGGACCGACTGGGTGGATGCGACCGTGCACGCCCTCAATTTGCACGACGTCGTGCAGCCCTGGTCCGACTGTTACGACCTCGGGCCTAACGGCGAGCACCTGGCAACCCATCGCAGCTTTGCCCGGCAAGTCCGCGATGGCTGCCGTCTGACCCCCGGCTACGGCGCCTTCGCCCATCCCGGCTACGCCTGGGCCGCGACGCGCGCGGCGTTGGAGTGGGTTGGCGGGCTGATCGAGACGGCGGCGCTTGGCGCCGGCGATCATCACATGGCGATGTCCCTGGTCGGCCAATGGCAACTGAGCATGCCCGGCGACATGACCGACGGCTACACCGCCCCGGTCCGGCAATGGCAGGCGCGGGCGCTGCATCACATGCCGGCGCGCCTCGGGGTCGTGGCGGGGACGATCGAGCATGGCTGGCACGGGCCCAAGCGGCGACGGCGGTATGTGGAGCGATGGGACGTGCTGCGGCGCCACCGCTTCGATCCCGCCACCGATCTCAAGCGCAACACCTCCGGCGTGCTCGAACTGGCCGGCAACAAGCCCCGCCTCGCCTTCGACATCGCCGCGTACTTTCGGGCTCGCGATGAGGACTGCAACGACCTGACGGGAGAACTGTGATGCTGCCATTGATCCCCCTGGCGCTGACCCTGGCGCCCGAGCTGGCGAAGTGGCTGTTTGGCGAGAAGGCGGCCGCGACCACCGACGCGGTGGCCTCGGCGGTGCGCGCGGTGACCGGCACGACCGATCCGGACGCGGTCAAGGCGGTCCTCGCCCGCGACCCGGCGGTGTCGGAGAATCTGCGGGTCGAGCTGGCCCGGATCGCGGCCGCCGCCGAGGAGGCGCGGCACAGCGCCGATCTGGACACGCTGAAGGCCCGGCTCGCCGACGTGGCCGACGCGCGGCAGCAGACGCAGGGGCTGGCGCGGCTGGGCAGCGGCGTGGCCTGGGGCGCGCCGGTGGTCAGTGTCGTCGTGCTGGCGACCTTCGGCACGGTGATGGCGGCGGCGATGACCCGGGCGCTTCCCGCCGGATCCGAGACGATGGTGAACCTGCTGTTGGGAACGCTGGCGGCCATGGCGAGCAGCGTCGTCGCCTATTGGGTCGGCAGCAGCGCCGGGAGTGCCGCCAAGAACGATCTTCTGTTCAACAGTCAGCCGCTCGCCTCCGGCTCCGTCCCGGCGGCCGGAACCCGACCGTCCGGCGCATGACGCCCGGCGCATGACGCCCGGCGCATGACGCCCGGCGGATAACGCCCGGCGGATAACGCTCCGGATCGGGTGGGACGGCCGCCGCCAACCGTGGCGCGGCCGCCGCGCCACCGATCAATGCCGCATCACGGCATCACGTTTTCGTGAGAAGAAAGTCTAGTTTAGACCTTGTTCGGACGCTGCCTTGGGGGCCGGTCGGCGGGTCGGCCCGCTCCCGTCACCGCTCCCTCCTGTCAATGATTTTTGGTAATCACACGGGCGACCGACCGAATTGGTTGCGGTCGATCCCGCCGCGGGGGTGGCGGAAACACCGCGCGCGTCAGCCCCGGAAGGCCAGATTTCGGCCACAAGCGACGCTCGACCGTTGCCACAGCCCGGTCAATTTTTGTTGCAATTAACTCGAAAAACTGCTTGGTTGAGGCGCTCGGGTGTGATCCCATCGCGCCACCCGATCGGCTCGGTCAGTCGGCGAAATCCGATCAAACGACGGTTTGTCTTTTGGCACCATACCGTTTTCGGTTGTCTGCATCGGCCCGACTCGGTAACGTTGATTCGTTGAGGATGCGCGATTCGTTAGCATATACCTTTGCGATAATCGGAACGGAGTACTGAGATGGCCGTGACACCCGCAGCAAACCGACTGCCCGCCGTGATGCGTGACACCATTGTCGGATTGGTTCGGCGTGACGGCGCGGACCTGTCCGCGCGGCAGCTGAGCGTGCTGCTGATTTGCTTCCTGGAGGAGGGGCCCCACACGGTGCGTGGCCTGGCCGAGCGGCTGAATGTCGCCAAGCCCGCGATCACCCGCGCGCTGGACCGGCTTGAGCAGTTCGACCTCGTCCGCCGCGCCGCCGACCCGCGGGACCGGCGCAGCGTCCTGGTGAGCCGCACCGCGCCCGGTGCCGCCTACGTGGCCTACCTTCGCAGCCTCATGCAGGCCGCCGCGAAGGTGCACGGCGCCGAGCTGAAGCCGGTCTCCTCCAGCCGCGCCGCCGCCGCCTCCTAGAGCCGGTCCGCCTACCAGGCTTCCGCGTCCTGGGCCCACCACGCCGTGCCTCGGGCACCCCTGTCATGCGGTGGGCTCGGGGCGTGGTCGGGCAACCGGTCCCGTCCCGAGGCGTAGTGTGTGTCGGGAGGAACCGACATGCCAAACGATATGAACACCACGGGAAACCCGCTGGACCCCTCGCCCGAGGACTTGCAGCGTATCCGTGAGCGAGCCTACCACTTGTGGGAGGCGGACGGCTGCCCGGATGGACGCGACCTCGAGTATTGGGAGCGGGCGCGGGAGCTTGATGCCATCGCCTCGCATCCCGGCGCGGGACAGGTGCCGGTGACGTCGGCTGATCGGCCGGAGGAGGCGGTGCTACAGCGGAATCTGGGCGAGTTTCCGGATCGCCTGACCGACCAGGGAGAGCGGATGGTCACCCCAGACCCGGCCGCGCCATCGGCCGGATGAGCGGGCGGGCGGAAGGGTGCTTCAGGGCGCGACCGGTCGGCGGCGCGCAACGAAACCCGGGGCGGCCTGGGGCGTCTTAGCTGGCGCGACGACCGCACAACCGGAAAGGCACGGGTCATGGACGAAGACCGCATCATCGGAACAGCGACGGACTTCAAGGGGCAGATCAAGGAGGGCGTCGGTGACGTCGCCGGCGATGCCAAGCTGAGCACGGAGGGTCAGGCCGACCAGCTGCGCGGGACCGCGCAGCGGGCGATGGGTCAGGCCAAGGACGCGGTGCGCGACGCCGCCGACGCGGTGCAGGGGCGCGCGGCGACGATCGGTGAGTATCTGGACGACACCATTCAGGAGCGTCCGCTCACCGCCCTGCTCGCCGCCGGCGCGGTGGGCTACATCCTCAGCCTGCTCATTCACCGGCGCTGACGGTCGCCGGGCCGCACCGTCACCGGTGGGCCGTCACCGGCGGTGCCTGGAGCAGCATCCGGCAGATGGAATCGCTTCGCGATGCCATCTGTCGGATAAAGGTGCTCCATTTTGACCAAAGGCGAGGATGATCCACCGCATCATGCTCTCGTCGGTTCCGGCTCGGTGCACCGGCGTAGCGGGTGATCGCACGACGCCCGGGTGCCGGCGCTCAGACGGCGGCGAGGACCGCCTCGGCGCGGCTGACGTCGAAATCGCCGGGTTGCTCGACCGCGAGATGGGTGACCTTGCCGTCCTCGGCGATCAGCGCGAAGCGCTGGCTCCGGATCCCCAGGCCGCGACCGACCAGATCAAGCTCCAGCCCGAGTGCCTTGGTGAACTGACCCGAGCCATCGGCGATCATCGTGATCTCGGTGGTGATACCCTGCTCCTTGGCCCACGCCGCCATCACGAAAACGTCGTTCACGGCAAGGCAGGCGATCGTGTCGACGCCCTTGGAGATGAACTCCCCGGCGTGCTGCACGAACCCCGGCAGGTGCTTGGCGCTGCACGTTGGCGTGAACGCGCCGGGCACCGCGAACAGGACGACCTTCTTGCCCCCGAACAGGTCCTCGCTCGGCACCTCCTTGG